TCCAGCACTTTCGAGCCATTCATTTAATGATTTCTGTGTATCGGACACTTGCTCTCCCTCTCTTATATCCTTCATTAAAGGCTTTAGCTTTGGCTGAACTCCAAAGAGCCCATAAGTAAAGGCCGAAGAATGGAACGCCGATGGTTATTGCAAAGACTTGCGTATCAGATAAATTAGGAAACATCTGCACTCACCCCATATTTATCAAGCCAATATGCAGAGATTTCAGCCTTTGATAAACGACCTCTGAGCTGCTTCTTACCCATCCGCTCTTTAGCGAATCGTCTTATTATTGATCCCTTTACCCAATTTGTCTCATCAGTCCAAGCCCCTGCTTGAGAATCAAATCGAATTAGAGCTACTTTATTTACCATTTTGCTCCCGTTCTGTAATCCCTAAATGGATTAACGGGCTAAATGTATTTGATTAAATCTATTTAGACCAGCAATAAATCGGCGAGTCGTATATCTAAAAAACCAGCGAGTCGCTCATTGGTGGCTTTATTGCCAAAGTCAGTAGTTATAGGCAACCGTTTTAAAGCCCACTCAGGCTCGGTTATAGCCCCTAAATCGAACTGATAGACCCCGTGAGGGGTTGAATTGATATAAAGGGTCTTAGCGCCCGTTCTAGCCCTTATATCGGCCAGATAATCCCACTTCTTCTTCTCAATCATTAAAGTATCGTAATGAGTCCTACGGCATTTGAGCTCAATATAGGAATTGTGGGTAATGCCATCTGCTCGGTCGGTCGCTGATAGGGGCGTCAAGTCTGGATAAAGCGACTTAAGAGCCTCAAAGAGTTCAACCTCTCTAAAGTAGATTAGTTGTCCTCTTCTCCATCTTCCCAACCAATCTTCCTCATTGGGTCATCGAGTGGCACTATCCAATCGGGATAAGAGCTGCGATCCATAGCAAAGGCTAATGCAGTTCCCTCATCCATTCCTGCTCTGCGACAAGCTTTATAAACTTCATTGGCAGCAATAGCCCAGAAATCAAGCTTTGTTAATGGGGTTTCTTTAGTAGTCCTGCGTCTCTTTGGACGCTTGACTGGCTTTTTACTTACGCGCTTTCGCGTTGCCATTTCTGACCCCTTTCGCTAGGGCCAATTCTAGTTGAGACTCCATTTTATCAAGGCGCGACACTATTGGAATATTCTCCAATTTAATTATGTAGCGAAGGCCAGCAATCAGTAGGGCTATAGAGCCCAAGACTGAAGCTACTAAAGTGGCCAACTCAGCCGCTGGCATTAACGGACTTTGCCGTAACGCTCATAATTTGGGTTAAGCCAATTGATGATGCTAGGCAAGACTGATACGAGAGCTGCATTGGCAATTGCATCCACATCTAGGCCGACTGCCAGATAGGTTGCTAGTGCCGTTGCTAGAAATGTCTTGGCCCAGCTCTCTGCCATCTTCTTTAAGTCGCTCATTAGCTTCTCCTTCGAGGTTGAAATAACTGCCATTTTTGTCTCCCAAAGTTGTAAATGAAATATGGAAATGCGACCGGTGAGGGTTAGCGCCTTTATAAGTTCTGCGTTTCCATCCCAGTATCGGACTCATAATCTTTCCATCAAAAATAATATAAGCAATTCGCTTATCGCCTTTCTTGGCTAATTTGCGAATCTTCTCAACTAGCGCATAAGCCTCTTCTTTGTGAGCTGATAAGTCAGCATCAATATCTAAAGCTCTAACGATTCCTGATTTAGCGTCTGGTATATGGTCAGAAGTGCCTTTTGCAAGATGCCTAGCATCAGCAATCCAACCATCAGACTTCCTATCGCGATCAGGATAATCGTCATCGATTTGCTCCCGAAGTTGAATTCCTGCTGCGCATAATTTAGGCATTTGCTTCAATCCAACTTAGGCTATCTTCATCCCAATACCAAAAATCGCCTTCTGGTCTAGGTGTAGGTGGCTGCCAATCAAAATTCTGATTTAGCGACCAAGATGGATAAGGCTTTGGTGCAATAAATACATCGTTAATATCATCATAAGTAAAACCAATTCCAGCATATTGTTTGCGTATGTTTCCATTGTATGAAGTGCGCTTAACTATGTAGGGCGTTCCTTGGGCATAATAGGTTTCAGTATCTAATCCATCTATAAGCTCTGATTCATTTTTACCAACTATTACATCAACTACAATGTTTTTTTCATTCAAATATGCGTAATGCGCCATTATGCCCAACTAACTGTGTCTGATACACCAGCAGCAGTAATTGAAGATATTTTGTAACCGCCGCTAGAAGAAGTTGATTGTGTTATTCCACCGCTAAAAGTCGCAGTATAAATGTCTGGATATTTTAATATTACAATACCAGAACCGCCTTGACCTCCCGCAGCATTAAAGCTTGAATTACCTGAAGCCCCTCCACCGCCGCCTCCTGTATTCGCAGTTCCTGCATTTCCTGGATTATCTCCACCTGTTGCACCAGCAGCTCCACCGCCGCCAGTTCCGCCAGCGCCAGCAGTTCCACCCACATAAGTTCCAGCTCCACCGCCTCCAGCTCTAGTGACACTGCTTCCCGTAATGCTTGATGCAGAACCATTGCCACCAGCACCACCAGCAGTTCCAGTTCCAGTATTGCCTACTGCACCAGCACCACCTCCGCCACCTGCGCCATAATTAGGAGCAGTTCTTGCGCCAGCACCACCATCATTGCCTTGACCGCTAGTTCCCGTTCCTCCTGCTAAACCTGCGTTTCCACCGCCACCTGCGCCACCACCAGAACCACCATTTTGCGGAGCTGGAGAATTATTATTTCCGCCACCAGATCCACCACCTGTGTTGGTAATTGTTGCAAAAACAGAGTTGGAACCATTTGTAATTGATGCTCCACCAGCACCAACTGTGCAAGTGTAATTAGTGTTTTTAATTAGCGTTAAGGTATTAGTTCTATAACCACCAGCACCACCGCCACCGCCAATACCATTTCCACCACCACCACCGCCTGCAATAACTAAATATTCAACATCAATAGTGCGAGGATAATTTTGTGAAGCAATAATCCCGAGAGTGGGCATTATTCTATGTCTCCTACGACATACCAAGTATCAGTTGCGACCTTGATGCAAGAAGCAGCAGAAAACTGAGCTCTCAACTTTGGGGCAATTGCACTTGCTCCAGTTGATGAAATTGTTGTAGTTCCCGAAGTAACTGCCTTAATAGTTGTCTGGCCTGCTCCAATTTGAATAACATTGATTACTGATCCAATAGGAAAAGCAACTGATGCGTTAGTTGGAATCAAAAAGTCATTAGCACTAGCAACCGACATAGTGATTAGCTTGTTGCGGTTGTCCGTCAAAACTACTGTATAAGTAGCGGTCTTAGCATTTAGAGTCAATTGACCTACTGCCGCGTCAAAGCCATTTCCTACTGTGCGTATAGCAGCAGCCCCATCCTTCACCAAATCTGTATCATCTGGAAGGTCAATACCAAAAATCGTTGTCGTTGCCATAGTTCTCCTTTAGCCTACTATTGTAGCGTTCTGCCAGTCCAAAGTTGGACTAATTGTGTTCCAATATTCCGTTTCGGGGACTGAGTTCCAGCGGAACGCCTGAAGCGAGAATTCAAGTGGGGATATATTCATTGTAAGATTTAATTGATTTAGACCAGCAGTCCAAGTCCAGCCTTCAACGAATCCAAGGAATGTGCCATTGACCATATTGGTAGGCAGGTTATTTACGCTTAAAGGCATACCCATAAATATCCCTAATAGGTTATCCCTATCCCCATTATCAATTTCTGAGCTAGCCAAGGGAAAAGTTATCTGCCTTAAGGCAAATTGAGGGTAAGCCCTAATAGTTAGATAGAAGGCTGCTTGGTCTTGGGCATCGCCTTGATTGCGGAGAGTTGTGGATATGGTGGAAGCTAGAAGTCCATAATCTTGAATTGAAGTGGCATCCTCATCTGTAACTTCTGCGCCTGAAGTTCCATAGCTAATAGTTATAGAATTTCGGACATCGCCAGCTCGCTTGATAATTGAAAGTCCAGGGCCGATCGAATGATTGCCGTCCAAATCAACATATCCATTAGCTACCAAATATTCAGATCTATGGGTTGAATCAGCATAACCAATACGGCCTTGAGAATCTTCATAAAGGTAGCCAAGTCCGCTGTTGGCAAAACGAGAAGCAAGATTATAAACTGTATCGTCCAAGCCATTCTCAGAATGAAGCTCATAATCTCCTGGAGTATCTATTTCGCCCAAGCCGCTATTTTCTGCATCCTGCCATTGGGTAGCAGCGTCATACCCATTCCAAGTCTCAGCAGCTGGGACTTCATTCCATTGGTCAAATAGGACTGTGCTTAGTAATTGTTCAATGCGGTCTCCATCAAATTGATGGGCAAAGTTGCCAATATAAACTGCCCTAGCAAGTCGCGCTAAAGCTCCTACTGCAACAATCCTAATCTGCTGGCTGGTAGCTGTTGATCCTGAAGTCTGGACTGTAATGCCTAAGTCAGTAATAAAGCCGCCAAAGAGATTGACATAATCGCCATTAGAGTCTTGGACTTCTATTGTTACTGCGTCATTTACTTCATATGGAACTGCAGCTTCAGCTGTCTCTATAAGACTTAAATTGCAGTAACCAGCAATCGGCTGCTGATAAATGTCGGTGCGACCCGAGGTAATAGTTAAGCCGCTTAGGGTTGCGCTAGTAACTGTAACGCCATCAACCTTCACTCTATAGACTGGATTCCAAAGCGTCATAGTGTAAGGGTGTCTAGTGAGCCAGTTCTACTTTGGCTTTCGTTTAAGGCATCAATAACTGCTCGAGTAAATCCCTCGCTGTCAATTACTGAAGCAGCATTAACATTAATAACGATTGGGGTTGCCGTTGTCGTCCCAGTCGTTGCAGTTGATCCAGTTAAAGCGCCTGTTGCTGTAATTACGCCAGTTCCAGCACCGCTCGTTATATTATTTTGCCCAATTAAAGGAACGCAATAGTTTAGGCTTTGGCGTATGACTTCTCCATAATAGTTATATTCAACTAAATAAACACCCTGACCAGATGGACATTCAGCTGAATCTCGCATAATGGTTTCGGATTTCCACATAGTATTTCTTCGTTTATTTTCTGTTGCAGCATCAACATCTTCAACGCCACCACCACCGCCACCACCGCCTACTGGACGGCCCAATTCATCAACACCGCCAGTTCCACCTTTAACAAATCCACTAGTAGTAAATGAGGCATTTCCAAATGGATTTAGTTTGCCGAGAAGATTGCTTAAAGGATTATTTTTTATAAAATCTACAATTTTTTTATAAGCATCATATAAATCTTTAAAGAAATTGACTGCTTTTCCTACAATATTAACTACTGCAGTAATACCAGTTACTATGCCGCTGAAAGCTGTTTTTAGAGCGCCGGTCATTATTGGCACAATATATTTATTTAGAAAATCCCATAAAGCTTGGAATTCTTCTTTATTATCATCAATAGCGTCAGTTAAAGGTTTCAATTTATCTTGAATCGATTTAACCGCTGGCCCGACCTTATTGTTAAATGCATCCAGCAATTGAGTAAGTATGGGCAATAATCGAGCGCCTACAGATTCCTTTGCTTCATCAAAGGCAACCTGCATCCTTGCCATTTTGCCGCTAAAGGTGTCTGCTTGAACTGAGGCTTGGCCACCGAAGGTTTCAGCTAATTTTGCAGTTACTTGGTCAAAGCTTAAAGATTTTAATTCGGCTGCGGATAAGCCTACGCCTAGTCTTGTTAGCGAGGAATTGTTTCCATCATAGGCTTTAGCTAAAGCTACGCTTACTGTCTCTAAATCTTTGCCAGAACCAGCAGCAATATCTAGGGCTAAAGTTTGTAGTCTTTGCGCTTTTTCAACATCATTTGTTGCTCTTACTAGCTTTTCAAAAGAAGGTCTTAGTTTGTCATCGGCAACTCCAGTAGCCAAAGACATCTTTAGGATTTGATCCTCTACTGCTTTTATCTGTTCTTTGGTTGCGCCGGTCGTATTCTCCAAAGTCTGAGCTAACTTGACTTGCGCTTTCTCATCTTCAATTGCTGCTTTAACGCCGTCTATTAACAACTTGCCAGCATAAGCAGCGGCAGCGGCGGCAGCGACTGCAAAAGCGGCGGCAGCCTTCTTTCCAAATTCCCCTAGCTTATTGCCAAAGCCTTCAACTTCTTTTTCACCTTGGCCAAGCTTTTTCTTTAAATCATCAACATCTGCAAGGATGGATAACTTAAGCGTTCTATTACCAGCCATTCGTTATCCCCATTTCTTTACAATTGCAGCAAAAGCTTCTTCCCATTTGCGAATCAATTCAGGCTGAATCTTGCGAAGTGTCGGGTAGATGAAGTAGCCAGAATTGCCGCGTCCTTTGTTGGGAGTGCGTCTGGGGAACTGGCGATAGCGGTTACTTCCAAATTCAAGTCCTGCCCAGAGCTTCTGCGTTGTTGCGCCACCAGAAAACCTTTGAGATGCAAATCCATAAGAGAATTCGCCAATCTTGGATGACTTGCTGATACGGACACCCTCGGCAACTCTCCGAACACCAGCACCCGAGACTGTTCGTCCCAGCGCGGTGACTTTGATTTGATTGGCTGCGTATGTTGCGATGGCATTGCTTTCGGTTCTAGCTTCTTGGATTGCTTGCTCATCCATTGCTTTAAAGGCGCTGAGAATACCGCGTAGCTCGCTACGATCATAAGTAATCGGATCACTTGCCACCATTTCTCTCCTTTAGTATTTCCAAGGCCGTCAAGACATCTTCGGCATCATCCCAATATTGTTTAGGAATCCGCGTCTCAATTGCCAGAAGCGTTAGAAGATAGTTTAGGCTTCCAGCGGTGTGGCTTTTGGGTTTTCATTCACCACATCGATATCTGCAACTGTCTCCATCCATACTTCGAAAGATTTAACTGGCTTACCAGCCGCTTCGCGTTTCATTGCGTTATATGCCAAAAACATAATGTCCCAGACACCGCCTAATTCGCCAATCGTCTTGCCAGTTGCTTTCTCCCATTTGGCATACTCGGGCGGTTGGGCAACATAAGTTACTTCCTCGCCCGAGTTATATTCAATTTTTATTTGTGATTTCATAGCTCCCGATGCTCCGATCTATTAGGCAAAGTTCTCTGATGGAGTTCCAACGACTGTCATTGTCCAAGTGTCGGTAAGTGCTCCAGGAGCAGCTCCGCCAGCAGTTGGGAAAATTGGCAATACGCTGAAAGTAAATACTGCGCCAGTTATAGCTGTAAAAGCAACTGTAAGTGTGGTGTTAGGTGCGGTTTCAGCATCAGTCCACATTGCTTCAAATAGAGAGCTTGCAACTCCCCAATCCTGAAGTAACTCAATTGTGAATGTCCATTGCTTATCAACGGACTTATAGGCGCGACCATCAAGAGTTTGATAGGTCTCGATAATTGTTTCGCAGCTTAATACCGCGCTTGTTGCTTGGGCGTCGTAGCTAGCGCTATCGAGTGTGAAGGTCACATCGCGCCCAGTTATTACTGTTGTTGGCATTTGGGTCTCCTATGCGGTTTGCTCGTAGCGGACGCTCAAGCGGATATCTGAAACTAGCAGGGTAGTAGTTCCAACTTCGGTTACCGAAGGTCTTTCGACTATTGATAACTCATACTTGGAAGCGTTTAACGCTCCAAGAATACTCATAATTAATTGCTCTAAATTGTCAAGAGCAGCGGCATTGCTGAAATACGCAACGCAAGCGGTGATGGTGTAATTTAATTTAACTCTAGTTGTGGCTTTTCCCAAGACTTCAAGCTCCATATAGGGCGAGTCTGGAAT